AAAAGTTTTTTGAAGCTTTAAATAATCAAGACTATAATGAAGCTGCAAATCAAATGTTAGATTCAAATTGGCATAAACAAACACCAAAACGTTGTGAAGAATTATCAAATACAATAAGGAGTTGTGCATAATGTTACAAATGTTAGGAGCAGTAGCACCATTAGCTAAAATATTATTTAGTACAATAGAAAAATCTGTACCTGATAAAGATTTACAAGCTAAATTAAAAGCTGATTTACAAACACAGTTATTACAATCTAATACACAAGAATTACAGGCAGCTGCTAAAATTATAGAAGCTGAAGCTAAAGCAGGTTGGTTTGCATCATCATGGAGACCATTACTTATGTATGTACTTATATTTATTTTAGTATGGAATTATATATTTGGTCCAATAGTTAAGTTTTTTTTCGGAGCAGCTATTACTATTGATCTTCCTGGCGATGTCTGGACATTATTACAAATAGGTTTAGGAGGTTATGTTGTAGGACGATCAGCTGAATCAGTTGCTAGAACTATGGCAAATAAACCTAAAGAATAATTATGAGTAGCGAGTTTAAAGTAAGTGATCAAACACAAGTATCTTTACCTATTAAAAATATAGTAGCTATTGTATCTGCTATTGTTGTAGCGGTATGGACTTATTTTGGAATTGTTGAAAGATTAAATAGAATTGAAACTAATGAAAAGTTAATGTCACAAGACTTACTTAAAAAAGCTGAACAAACTCCTAAGAACCAGGAGATGTATATGTTGATTGAGTATCAAGCTAAATCAATTGATAAACATTCTAAACAATTAGAAGAAAATGTGCACACTAAAGTTCTTATAGCTCAATTAGAAAAAAAAGTTGATAAACTAGAAAAAGAATTAGATTCATTACGAGGTAAGTAATGGGTGAAATAATATTTGCTTTATTGATGTTTCTTAATGGAAAGTTAGAAAACTATTCTCCTAAAGCTAATCTTGCTGAATGTTTAGAACAAAAACGTAAAGTAGAACGTGATGGGAATACTGATACTATGAGAATAGAGTGTAAACAAATTGAAGCGGTTATAGAAGTAGATAAGCACGGAGTTAAACGTATTAAAGAAATTAAGAATTAAGCAAATAATTGCTTCCACTTATCTCCAGTTATTTCGTCAGCTAATTTTTTCTTATTATTTAGTACTTGAATAATCTTTTCATCTAAAGTATTAGGACACACGAAGTCTATATAAGTAACTTTATCTTTTTGACCTATTCGGTGTGCTCTATCTTCAGATTGTAGTCTTACTTCCATATCATAAGTATTATTAAAATAAATTACAGTTTTAGCATTTGTTAATGTTATACCATAACCACCTGTTCTAGGTTGACCTACGAAAAATCTTATTTCTCCACTTTGAAAATTCTTAACTATCTCTTGTCTTTCTTCAGATTCAGTATCACCAAAGAAAGTTGCAACTTTACTAGCTCCATATACTTTAGCTATTGAATCACGGATCAATTTAATTGAGTTTCTATAAGTAGCCCATATAATTATATTACCTTGTGTCTCTTCAATAACATCTAATAGTTCTTGTATACGAGGATTTTCACCTTCTATTACTTCTTCAGTTCCATTATCATATTTAATAAAACCACATAATATCTGCTGTAATCTTAAAATTCGTGTGATTATAAGAGGCGCTGACACTATCTTTTCACGTTCAAGCTCTACTATAGCTCTCTTTTTTAAAGTCACATACATTCGTTTTTGTTCAGGTGTCATTTCTACATGTCTTATTACTTTTACTTTAGGAGGTAAATCTAAACACTCTTCCTTAGTTACTCTAAAACTATATGGTTTTAAAATTTCTTGAAGTTCTTCTAATCTTTGATAACCTACTACTTCATCAAAAGTATGAGTAGTTAATCTTCTTCTTCTAATTACACAAAACGTATTACGATAAGCATAAAAACTATTTTGTAATATGTATGGATCTAAAAAATGCATTTGAGACCATAAGTCTAACGGACCTTGGGTCACTGGAGTTCCAGTTAATATTCTTCTATACTTTGCTAGTTTATATAATTTATGACAATTTTTAGTTCTTCTTGCAGTTCTATTCTTTATATTAGAACTTTCATCTATTACAAAAAATGATTTACCTGTATTTAATAGTCTATGAACGTAGTTCTTTCCTTTCTCTGTAGATAGAGCTTCTATATTAACTACAAAAAATCTTAACTTATTACTTTCTTTTAAAAACTCAACTAGATTATCTATATTAGAAATAGTTTCAGAGGGAGACCATATCTGAAGTCTTGTAAATTCTCTTACATCATCTGGCATATGAGTTTCATATTCAGAAGCTATCCAGTTACGATATACACCTTTAGGTGCTGCTATTACAACGGTGTCAATACTTCCTTTACGAAATAGATAAGCGATATTATCTATTATAACTTTAGATTTACCAGTTCCTTGTTCCATAAAAAGAGCATAACTCTCTTTATCTTTACTAATCATAAAAGCATCAAATTGATGTTTGTATGGTTTAGTTTTAAATTTGTATTCTACAAAATCTTTTTCATCAACAAATTGTACTTGCATATAAAACTTTCTGTTTTCTAATTTAATTTTTTAAAATATAAACTTTTTAAGTATAAAGTAAATCAAAAAAAGAAAGGAAAAGAAATGGCGAAAGTGTTTATAGTGCAAGAAAATCCAAATGTAAATGTTCTTGCAGCCGGTAGGTATGGCGAATTAATTGCTTTACTAAGACCGTATAAGCAAATAACTTTTTCATCTGATCCTGTTGTACGTTTAATGAAACAGAAATTAAAAGATTTTAATGATTCTGATTTTTTACTCGCAATGGGAGATCCTGTAGCTATTGCAATTGCATCAATAGTTGCCTCTGATATAAATAATGGTAGACTAAAAATACTCAAATGGGATAGAGAGCATAGAGCTTACTATCCAGTTGAGATAGATATTTATAATAACAGAAAGGAGAATGAAGACTATGTCGGATAAATGGATATTTGACGCCGTAGAAAAGCATAAGAAAAAGAAAACTTTACCAAAAGGAGGACTAGAAATAGTTACTGCTATTGGTAATAAATTAATAGAAAAAAAGAAAGTTCTTGAAAAAGAAGAAGAAAGATTAAAAGTCTTAAAATCTGAAATTCGAGAAATAGAAGAAAAAGAATTACCTGATGCTATGGCATCGTGTAATAATATGACTAGATTTGATCTTGCAGATGGAAGTCAAATTGTAGTTAAAGACGAACTATTTTGTTCTATACCAGATGATAAAAGAGCAGGTGCTCTTAAATGGTTAGAAGAAAATGGTCATGCTGAACTAATTAAACATGATGTTAAAGTTAGTTTTGCAAAAGGAGAGTACGATGAGGCTGATAAACTTATAGGACTTCTTAATAAGAATTTTAAGAATATCCCGTATGAAGAAAAGTCGACCGTGCATCCTGGTACATTAAAAGCTTTTGCTAAAGAAAGATATTCTTTAGGTGAAACATTACCTGAACAATATTTTAGTGTATACGAAGCCAGTATAGCAAAAGTAAAACTCGGAAAGGAGAAATAATAAATGGCTGAAGTAAAACAAGTAGTAAAGAAACCAGCAAGTAATGGATCTCTAGTAGGTAACATTAATGCTGATTTAATTCTGAAAAATGCCGGTAAAGGATTACAGAATGTCACTAACGATGATATTACAATTCCTAGACTAGCTATAGTTCAGTCAGGTTCACCTCAAAGAAAGAAAAAAGATGAAAAGTATATTGAGGGAGCTGAAGAAGGTATGATTTTTAATACTGTTACTAATACTTTATATGGTAATACTATTGAAGTTATTCCTTGTGGATATAGAAAAACCTATGTAGAGTGGGTACCTAGAGAAGATGGTGGCGGATTAGTAGCAGTTCATGATATGAAACCTGCTAATACTAAAACTGATCCTAAAACTAGAAAATCTTTATTAGGTAAAAATCAAATAGTTGATACTGCGGAACATTTTGTGCTTCTTCAAAAAGAAGATGGTACATATGAACCTGCTGTATTAAATATGACTTCTAGTAATCTTTCAGTTTCAAGAAAGTGGAATACACTTCTTAAAATGAAAAAGATTAATGTTAAAGGTCAAACTATTGATCCACCTAGTTTTCTATATAAATTTAATCTTTCTACTGTTCAAGCTGAGAATGACTTGGGTAGTTGGTTTAAATATAAAATAGAAGAAATAGGTCAAATTGATAGTAAAGATGTATTTAGTCAAGCTGAAGGTCTAGCTGAATCAGTGGACAAAGGCAAAGTTAAAGCATCTGAACCTGTAGAAGTTGATCAACCTGTAACTGATGATTCTGACGATAACGAAGAAGCACCTTTTTAAGCTATGTTGTCTGACGATTTCTTTAATGTATTTCCAGGTCTAACTCGTGCTTATGGTAAATTTACCATTACTCAAACTAAAGGAGTTAAGCTTGACGGATTTGGAAATACTATTAGAGAACCTTATACAAAAGATTTATGGAAATTACACCTAGAAGGTAAAATAGGTCTAGGTGTAGTTCCAATAAATGAAGAAAGTAAGTGTAAATGGGCATGTCTTGATGTAGATGATTATGCCGGTGTAGATTTAGAAAAAATTTCAAAGTTATTTGTTAAAAAGAATTTAATTATATGTCGTTCTAAAAGTGGAGGAGGGCATATTTTTTTATTTTCTAAAAACTTTATTCCAGCAACTCATATGATTAAAAAATTAAAAGAGATTGCTAAAGCATTTGGATTCAATAAATATGATTTAAGACCATTACAAGATAAAATATTAACTAAAGAAGATGTAGGTAA